CAATGAGGCCGGGGAAGATTGGACCCTGGGCATGGAAACGACCGGCACTTCTCCGCCACCCGGCTGCGCAAGCAGCAGCGCGCCTGCTTTTGTCGCAATCCCCACGTCTGCAGCGTCAACCCTCCCATCCGGGGTGCTTGTGTACTTCAAATACCCCGTCACCTCCTGCCCCGTCGCCGCGTCGATGCCGCCCTTCAGGACATCCCCACCCACCACCGGCATCGACGGCACAGAACCGGCATCCGGCGCGATAGCGCCGATCGCGAGCAGCGGCGCCGCGTAGGCGTCCGACAGGCCCAGGGCGCTGCCGGCGGGGTAATCCACGCCGGAGTGGGTGATCTTCTTGAGGGCGAGGTAACGGTTAGTCGGCACAGGGAGGCTCCGGGGGTTGTCGGGTTACACCAGCTCGATGGCGCCAATGGCCTTGAGCGGGGCGGCGGCGCCGGCGGCGATCACGAACTCGTCACCGGCCGCCTCTTGCGGGCCGTAGCGCACGCCGTCGTGCTCGATGGGGCGCAGGGCGCGGCAGGTGACGCTGGGCGGGGTGGGCTGCACCATTTCCACCGGCGCCGGGCTGGCCACCGGGGCCGGGGCCTCATCGGCGGCGGGCATGGGGGCGACAGCCGGCGCCAGGCGGGCAGCCAGCAGCTCGACCAGCTGATTCAGGGCGTCGGGGTGCAGCATTACGGGCGGGGCGGTGAGCTCGCCGGCCACAAACTCGGCGGCCGAGGGCTCGGGCGTGGCGGCAGCCGGCGCCGGCGGCGGCGGCACGATTTCCGCCGCGGGGGTGGTGATGGTCTCGGTGCTGGTGTCCTGCTGGGTAACGCTGCCTTCGGTCTGCTCACCCTCCTGGGTGGCCACCGGATCGGCGGTAGTAACGGCGGCATCCGCCGGGGTCTTGCTGCTCTTGCCTGCCATGCTTGGCTCCTCAGTGCCCGCCGGCCCAGTGGCCGGCGGGGCGCACCTGCGCTAGGGGGGGTATCAGGAAACGACGTTCTGGAAGAAGTAGCCGGCGTCCGGGCAGGTGATCACCTCCTTGACGCTCTCGCCGCTGCGCACGCGCACGCCGCCGCGCAGGCCGGCCTTGGGCTCGGGCAGGTCGCCGGCGATGCGGGTGCCGAACTGGGCGGTAAAGCCGAAGGTAGGCTGCATCTGCTGCGCCGCGGCGAGCGACACCGACAGCAGCGCCGCGTGCTTGCCCCACACCCGCACATAGTTGGGCGCCTGGCCCTTGCGGGCGGTGTTCACGAAGCCGGTGCCCACGATCACCTCGTCGATCTCCAGCAGCTCGGCCAGCGCCTCCTTGGGCACCGAGCCGGAGTTCTGCGGGGTGCGATACACGGCATTGACGATCTTCGGGTGCTGGCGCAGGCCGGTCCAGGCCTGCTGGCCGATCACCAGCTTGTTGGGGCGGATCAGCGTGCTGTCCAGCGCCACCAGCAGGGCGTTGAGCGGGTTGCTGTTGACGTAGTCGCTCCACTGGCTGGTGCCGGAGAGCACCGACTGGTTGGCCGCGGCAAAGTTGCTTGCGTTGAACACCGCATTGGCCACCCGCACTTCGCGGTCCAGATCCACCAGGCCGGTGAGCATCATGGTGGAGATGGCCAGGGGCGACAGCGGGCCGCCGGTGGTCGGCTTGGGCATCTCTTCCCACGCCTTGATGTCGGCGTTGGGCACCAGGTCATCCAGGCCGAAGTCCTCGGTCTCGCTATTGATCAGCGTGCCGCCGAAATCCACCATGGTCGGCTCGCTCTTGCGGCCCACGCGGGTGGGGGGCACGGTGTAGCCCTGCGCCGCGCTGAAGAGGGTGTAGCCAAACTTCTGGGGCGTCGGCAGCCGCGGCAGCACCTGGTCGGCGATGAGCTTCACGTCGGGGTTGCGGTAGCCGATGGCGATCGCGGTGAGGGCCGGGTTGACCGGGAAGCCGCTGGTGGACAGGCCGATCAGCGGCACGGCGCCCAGGGCATCGTGGTGCATGTGGCCCGTGACCACCAGGCCGATGATGATGATGGCGGCGAGCAGCTGCAGCCAGTTGGAGCGGATGTAGTTGGGGATCATGGATTCCTCGTCGGGGTTGGGTGGGGATTAACCTTGCACGCTGCCTTGCGACAGCAGCACGCGGATCTGGTCGCCGGCGGCGGTGGCCGCTTCCAGGGCCACGCCGATCGTCCGGGCATTCACGCCCGCCGCCGGCGCTGCGGTGATGACACGGCCGCTGGCGTCCGAGGTGAGCAACGCCCCCCGGGTGATGGCCGCGCCGGCGGTAACGTAGGCGATGCCCACCAGGGCCACATCCACGCGCTCGCCCAGCGCCGGGCTGACTTCCTGCACGGCGCCGATGATCGAATCGGTCGAGGCCGTTGCCGGCACCACCGTGCCGTCATCCGCGCCCAGCTTGACCAGGGTGTAAGTGCCGATCGCCGCACCGGCGACCACACTCTTGAACAGCATCACATTCGACATTCCAGCCCTCCTCAGGCGTTACGGGTAACGTGGGCCACCGCAGTGGCAATATCGATCTTGCGGCCGACCTTGGCCTCCGCCTCCTGGAACTCCACGGCGGCGGCAGCGATCGACGGGCCATCCTCAAGATTCACCTCGGGCTTGTCGGCGTCGCCGGCGCGCTCGCCAAAATCCACCGCCACCGGCAGCGCGGAGAGGAACTCCTTGAAGCCCTGCAGCGCCGGCTTGGACTGCTTGGCATCGCCCTCGCCAAACTCCACCACGCCCACCTCGGCCACCTGGCCCATGAAGGACACGATGAAATCCTTCTGCACCGGCAGCAGCCGGCCAGCGGTCACCAGCCCCTCGGCAAAGGCGGCGTTCTCGACCTGGCCAGCGGCGAGGCGGGCAGCCTTCTCGCGCGCCTCGGCGTCGGCCACCTGCTGGCGCAGGCGTGCGTTCTCGGCCTCGACGGCCGCTTTTTCTTCAGGGGTCACTTCGGAGATCTCCTGTTGCGGATCAGAAAACGCCGGGTTGCCCGGCGCGGGTTCGTCGGCGTCTTCCTGGCGCGCTTCCGCTTCCAGGGTCTCGACGGCGTAAGAGGGGATGGCCTTGTCGGCTTCGTCCAGGCCAAAGCGGCCGATGACCCACTCGCGCATGCGGCGCCACAGGCTGGCGTTCTGCATGTCGGACCAGTCGGCAAACTCCACGATGCCGGCCTCGCCATCGGCGAACTCCGGCGAGCGCAGGCCCTTCACGGCGGGTGGCTGCGCACCGAGAAAGCCCACATGGCGCAGGTAATAGACGCCAGGCACCGGATTGCTCGGGGAGTCGGGGGCGTAGAAACTGGCGGATACCTTTTTGAAGAGGCCGCGGCGGTTCATCTCGGCAAAGGCCGGATCAACCTGGTGCGGCTCGGCCTCCAGTCCGGCGGCAGCGGAAAGCGACTTCACCCAGCCGTAAGCCGGGGCGTCGTGGCGCGGATGACCCACGACGAGCGGCGCCTCGTGCAGCGCCGGGTCGTAGGCTGCGGCCGTCGCGGCGAGGTCAGCCTCGGAAAACGCCAGCACTGCACCGCTACTGGCGGTGTGCTGGCCGGGCCGGAAAATCTGGATGGGTTTGGTTTGGGTGCTCATGGGTCGCCATGTTGGCGACGCACCCGAGGGCAGCAAATGCGGAACGGCTTCCGCGACACGGCGAATTGCTCACCGCGTTTATTCAGCTTACCGCAGGGGACGCCTCACGCGCAAACGCACAGAGACCGCGTTAATACCCCGTTACTTGGACGCAGGTTGCACGAACGGTGGGGCGGTGATGCGGTGGTAGCACCGTAGATAGAAAATCGCTCTAAACCGGCGTTTCGTTCAGGTACTGACACAAACCGTCCATGTCAGGGAAAAGGGTTCGGCGGTCAATCCCCATGTATTCCAATGAGGCCATGAATTTTCGCTTATCGCGCCTGGGAATCACAAACTCATAGATGCTTTGCTGAATATCTGGATCGTCCTCCAGCGGAACACAACGCCTAGTCTTCAAGTCCAAGTGATGGAACGAGAACCATCCACTTTGCGCTTGGACGCGGCGATTTCGGTAGTTCGGCTGAAGCAAGAAGGTTTGTATAGGTTCGATCGTTCCTCGCTTCAGCACTGATTGAAGATTTTCAGTGTCCCCTTGACCAACGGATTTCACTTCATCGGCCGCAAGGGCGTAGATGTACCCGTCGCGATCATTTTCCTCGGCGCAAGCAAACCACAAAGCAACGAGGGAATTTGAAGTCCAGTCGAGTAGGCGCGTCCTCATCCCGTGATGCTGGGCCGCAACCAGCAGGTCGACAGGATCTTTGACCTGAACCTCCGGAAGCTGTGCACCCAACATTCGCAATTTTGTGAGTCTTCGTCCTTCCTCTTCAGGAGAGAAGCGACCGTTACCAGCACGCGCGATACCAGGCAGCAGGTTTCTTCTCACCGTCTGCCCACGAAACAAGATTGGAACGCCCCAGATTTCCTGAACCTCCTCCAGAAAGTCGGGCAGGGAGACAACTACTTTGCTCTGGATCTCGTAAGCCATGGTTCATGAGAATGTGTGGAATGCATTGTCATGATTTTAGCGCTTCGATCAGCGCCGGGGCCCCACCGTCGACATCAGGTAATCATTCGTCAGCCGTACAACCCCATCCCGCGCCGAAGCCTGCAGTACTCCCTGCCCAGTGAACGGCAGATAGGGCCGCGCCGGGATCTGGATGTTGTGGGCCGGCACCTCGGCCCAGCGGGTCAGGGTGCGCTTGTGGCTGTTCTTGGCAAACACCAGCCCCTTGCCGCCAAAGCCCGCCGTGCGCATCAGCTCGCCCTTGGCGTTGGTGCGGTGCCGGATCTGCTTGCTGTAGGCCGCGCGCTCGATGGTGCCGCCCAGCTGGTGGATCGCCGCGTAACGCACGTTGCTGCCGATGGTGGCGTGGGTGCGGTCGTAGCTGGTGGCCACGCTGCCGGCCAGGCGGCCGGTGTCCTGCAGGATCTTGGCGTCGGCACCGCGGCGCTTGAGGGTGCGGGGCGACAGGCCCAGCCAGGCCGGGCGCCCCTGGGCGGCGAAGTTGGCTTCGGTCTCGGTCTCGAAGAGCCCGGCAATCGCGCGCATCAGCGGCAGGGGGCTGCGGATGCCCTCGGCCACCTTGGCCAGGCCCACGGCCATGCCCTCGTCGCGGACCTCGAAGTCAAACACCCGTGGCCACCTTCATCCAGCCCGACGCCAGCAACTGCGCCTGGGCCTTGCGCTTGATCCTGAAGGCCCGCGCGGCCACGTCCATCCGGCCCTCAGTGGGCGCCGGCAGCTCCACGCACAGCAGGCCGTCGGCGAGCTGGCGCACCAGAAGCACGGCGCCGTCGCGGGTGTAGGCCGCGTCGGGCCGGGCGACCACGCCCGGGAGCGCCATCAGCCCGTCCTCGCCCACACCCGTCACGCGGGCGGCCGTCACCAGGTCGGCGTCGCGCATCGTCACCACCCGGGCGGCGCTCAGGGCCTCGGCCACAAAACCCAACACCTGGGGCGCACGGCCGGGCTGCGCCGTACCGTCAAGGGCTTGGGCGGCAGCGGTGCGAAACTGCGCCAGGCGTGCCGGGCTGTTGTTGAGCGCCTGCCACGCCTGGGTGCGGATCTCGCGAGTGGGCAGCGCCTGCACCCGGCGGGCCAGCGCCACGTCCAGCCCGAAGGCGCCGGCGCCGGGGTTGGAGTCGAAGCCCGCATCCGGGCCAAAGAAGTCCTTGGTGGCCGGGTCGCGGTAGCCGGTGATCTTCACCTTGCCGCCCCGCGGGCCGAGATCCGCCTCGATCGTCTCGATGTGGCCCTCGCCCTGGGAGAGCGCGGCGCCGGCGTTCTCAAACTCGTCCGCGCTCAAGGCCTTTACCCGGCACCGGCAGTTGTAGCCGTTGGGCGGGTAGATCGACCGCCACACCGGATCGTCGTATCGGAAGATCCGCCCGTTGAGGCTGCGGTGGCGCGGCCGGGTGCGGCTGTCCAGGATCGCCACATACTCCCAGTACGGCCGTTGGTCGGCGTTCTCAAGCTGGGCCTTGTAACGCCCGGCCATGTAGGCGCTCTGGGTGTTGGTCTGGAACACCGTGCGCAGGCGGTGGGGCGTCATGGCCCGGCCGGGCAGGATCTCGCCCGTTTCCGGGTCGGTAGGCACTCCCCACCAGCCCAGCGTCTTGAGCCGGGCCTTCAGGCCGCGCTTGAACTCCTCGAAGGTCTGCCCGTCGGCGATCGCCTTGTCCATCGCCGTGCGGATGTCTTGCAGCGCCTCGGCCTTCATCACGCCGGCCACGGTGAAAGCCCGGGCGTGGGCCTCGGGCACCAGGTCGCGCCAGGTGCGGGTGATGCGAAGGCCCTTGGCCTGGAAGAACTCCACCGCCCGCTCGGGCGGCAGTGCCATGGCCAGCGCCAGGTTGGGCGTGGCCATCAGGTGTTGGCGTGGGCGCTACCCCACACGTCGGCGGCAAACATCACCCGGGCCAGCATCCGCTCCAGGGCGTCGGTGTCCATCTCGGGGTAGAGCTCGGCCAGGGCGGTCATCGCGCCGTCGTAGCCGTCGGCGCCATCCAGCGCGGCCAGCACCGGCGCCAGCATCTTGGCCATGGCGCTCTGCATCGCGTCAGCGGGCAGGGCGCGCAGGGCGGTATCCACCGCCGCCTGGTCGCCGTGGCTCGCCAGCGCGGCCTCGGCAAAGTCGGCAGCCGGCGCGGCAGGCTTAGTACGGCCCACCTCCACCCACTCGCCGCCGTAGGTCTCGTTCACGCACGCCAGCGTCGGCCGAAACCCCATCGCAAACAGGTTCTTGTCCCGCTCGCTGCGGGCCTTCAAATCCTCTGCGCGGCTCACCGGCCGCCAGATCTTGGGCGGACGGGCGCCGGGGCAGTTGTAGGCCGTGAGCCACGGCGACAACGTGGCGTTGAGGGATGCCGACAGCAGATCCGCGTCCGCTTGCACCAGCTCCAGGCGCACCTCCTCCCGGGCCACCGCAGCGGCAGCCAGCGCGCCGCCACCACCTCGGGTGCCCGGCGACTCGCCAAGCACGGCGATGGTGATCTGCTCATCCATGTAGCGGGCGAACTCTTCATAGGTCACCGTGCCGCTGCGCTTGGCTTCGAGCAGCTCGACCAGCATCCCATCGGGCACCGTCACGCCCGCATCCTGCGAGATCGCCGCCAGGGCATCCAGCAGCTTCTCCTGGTCGGATTCGGGCGTGCCTGCCGGGTACTTGCCGATCGCGGTGGGGCTCCCGAACTTGTCCAGGAAGGTCATCCAGAAGGTGATGTCCTGGCGCTTGAAGAACACCGGCCAGAAAAGCCGGGTGCCCAGCCCCAGGCCGTAGGGGCTGCCGTCCTTGGCGCCCCACGAATGCACCAGGAACTTGCGGGCCGGAAGATCTTCCCCCGGCATCATCGACGCCCAGGTGCGCAGCCGCAGCTTGTAGTCGGTGCCAAACAGAAAGCGGCGCTGGTCGCGCGGGCGCACCTCGCGGGCCACCACCTCGCGGCCGTCGCGGTCCCACATGATCTCGCCCACCGCAAAGCCCTTGAGCAGCGCATCCAGCAGGTTGTAGCACACCAGGTCGAAGTTGCTGGCCACGGCCACCTGCTCGCCCGGATCGTCCGCCGCCGGCACCCCGATGGCCGAGAGCTGCGCCCGCACCATGTCCGCCGCGGCCACGTCCCGCGCATCCTCCGACGCCGGATCAACCTGCCACGGCCGCGCCACCACCGCCAGCTTGCGCTTCTGCAGCATCCCGTAGGCGTGGCAGTCCCGCTCGATCTCGTCGTAGATCTTGTAGCTCTTGGCGCTGCCCCGGGTCTGTAGCGTGTCGTCGTGATGCCGCAGGATGCCCAGGAACGGCACCTGGGTAACGTCCTTCTCAATCGTCGCGATCTCGCTGCGGATCGGCTGCCCGTTGTGGTCGAGGATGGCCATGGTGTTAATTCAGTAGGTCGTTGTAACGGTCGCGGGAGTGGGCGCCGACACCGATGGATTTGAATTCGATCTGCACGGTTTCGGCCCGGCTTGCCGCATGCGCCAGCAGATACGCCACTCCGGCGTCGCCGTGGCGCTGCTGGCCATCCTTCCCTTTGGTGCGCGTGTCAGGTAGCAAGGGGATACCTTTCACCACCTGGAATGCGCGCAGGTCGTCCAAGTGGTCTGCGTCGCTGATCAGCTCCACCGTGCCGTCCTCCAGCCCCGCCTTGAATTGCGCTGTGTTCTCCCGATACCACGCTTGAGACAGCATCACTGCCTCCACGCGCGAGCCCCATTTCTGTACCGCCTTTTCGCTGAGGTACTGTCCGTTGCCGCGGGCGTCGAGTTTGGCCGCAAAGAAGCGGGGCAGGCGCTGCCCCACGTAGAAAACGGCCTCACGCTGCTGATCGAATGGGCAGTCCGATAGCTCCAGCGCCAGCACAAAGCGGCGATGTAGGGTCTGGGTGATCTGAAACGCCAGCAGTACCGACAAGTCGCCGTTTCGCCCAAAGTCCATCCCGAAGCCAGAGCGCAGTGCAGGATCGAGTGTGTCGAGAACCGGCCCGAGCTGTGCATCCAGCCACTCACGCATCTCATCGGTCCGCAAATGATCTGGCCAGAGCGCAAAGTCCTTGGCGGGCGGCTGCCACCGCAGTACGGGCGCAGCAATCATTCGAGCCTCGATCAGCGCCCGTGACAGCCATGCACCGCCGCTGTTGCTCGGAACGCAGTCCAGCTCTTCCTCGGCTGCAGCTCCATATTGGTTGTAGATGCCCTTCACCCAGGCATCTTTTCCGGCAGGCGTCGGATGCTGTTTGGTGCGAAGGCACACCCGTTCATAGAGCCCGTCGTTCACCGCATCCTGAAAGCTCACCCGGTGCAGGCTGTAGGGCTTCTTGCCAGCGCGAATATCCAGGCACAGGCCATTGAACGGGTTATCCACGCCGTCGTGAGTCGAGATCACATGCACTTCGCCCCCCCAGATCAAGAGCGCCAGAGCAGCCTTTAGCAGCTCGGCCTGCTCGGAGTGGAAAGCGAACTCATCCAGGATCACACGACCCTGCTTGCCCCGCAGGTTGCGCGGCGCCGACGACAATGCCTCAATGCGGAAGCCCGATGAAAAGCGCAGCGTGTAGATGAAGATCGACTTCTTCTCATCGCCATCGAACCACACCTCTTCCGTCTCCGAGATATCCCCGGCCGCAAGGGAGTAGGCCTTGGCAAAAGCTGCGCAATCCTTGATGAACTCCTGGGCCATCTCTTTCATGTAGCCGATGTAAAAGGCGTTCATGCCCGATTGGCTTGCGGCCAGCAGCGCCGTATCTGCCGCCTCGGCCCAGCTCAAACCGATCCGCCGGCTTTTCTCGATCACCTTCACCTGGGCACGGTCACGCACCCAGCGCTGCTGATAAGGCAGCAGCGCTGCAGGCGTACGCGCCTCACGCGATTCCACAACGCCAGGCTGTGTCATTCAGACACCCCAAGGATCTTCGCGCGGATCGCGTCAGCCGAATCGTCAGAAAGGCCTGTTGCCTTGGTCGACTCAACGGCACCCGCAGCCCGGGCCCGGGCGCGTAGCTCTTCGAGCGCAGCAGCGATCTGCAACTTGCGGGCAGCACCAAAGCCATCAAGCAGCTCTGCAAGCACGATGCCTTTTGCCGGCGCTGTGGTTCCGACCCATGCCGCAAACGCCTTGATCATGTCTGCCTGCCGAGCCTGCTCGCTCGCTTCGGGCATGAACGACTTTGCCGCAACGCGCAACTTGCTCATCGTGTCGCCCAAGCTGGCGACTGCGCTGGCAGCCTCAGCCGCATCGGGGATTTCTTCGACTCGTTCCAGCAGGGCTTCGCAGCGTGTCAGTGCTGCGGCGATGATGCGTCCCATTGCCTGCTCGATACCCCCACCAGCCACAATCAGCCCTGCAGCACGGTACTTATCCCAGTCATCACCAGCGCGCTTAGCATCGCTGAACCAGCGCCGGGCCGTGGGCAGCGGAATCTCAACCTTTTCGGCGGCGCGCTCAAGCGGCAGGCCGCCGAGGTAGGCGGCCCGCAGCTCGGTCTTTTTCTCGGGAGGGTGTGCCATGTCAGGTTGTCCTGGGCGCGTGCCCGATGTGGTAGCCGTTACAAAACCGGCAGCGATACACGTTCATGTGTCCGGTGTAACCGACCCGGCGGAACAGCTTGGCCAGCGCGATCTGCGCGCCATCGGCGTTGAGGTGCCGCACCTTGCCCTTGCAGGCTTTGCGGCGGATCGCGCGCTTGGAGGCCATTGGAGGGTCAGACGCCTTCCGGCTGCGCCACCGCGCGCACCATGGCCATGATGCCGGTCTGGATGTCGGTCTTTCCGATGGAGGCCCAGCGCTGGGGCTCGGCGCGCTCGAAGCGGCGCAGCTCGACGCATTCCGGAGAGGCCTCATGCTCCGGCGCCAACTTCGAGGCGAGCGCGGCTGCGCGCTTGCATTCAAGGTCGGTGGAAAGCCGACCGGCCAACTCTGCCTGCAGCTGCAGCAGCTCGGCGCCCTTGGCCTTGATCCGGTTCATCAGGTCGATCTCTTCCTTGGTGAGCTCGCGGTAGCCGGTGATCTTGCGGTGTTGGTTGTCCATGGTTGCTCCTGGTTAAAAGAGTTCGCGCAGCCGCTGAACGTGTTCGCGGCCGTCGTTGGTGATCTGGGCCACGCCGGTATCGGGGTCGTAGCGCACGGCGCCGATGTCAGCCAGGTTGCGCAGGTCGGTCTTCACCCGGTCAAGCGTCACGGCCACGCCATGCACGCTCTCCAGCTCGTTGCGCAGCTCGCGCGCAACGGACTGGCCGGAGAAGGCCAGGGTGGCAAGCAGGCTGTTGCAGCGCTTCTTGTCGGCGTCGATCACGATTTACCTCCCGTCTGTTTGTTCACCAGCATGCGCAGCAGGTCGGTCTGGACGCTGTTCTCGCCGACGAGCTTGTTCACCGTGGCCGACAGGGCATTGATCGACTCATAGACTTTGGCCAGGTCGGCGTGGCTGGGGGCGTTTTCCACTTGGCTCTCAATCTTGGCCAGGCGAGCGTTGATGGCAGATACCGCATCGCCAGCCGTGCGCTTGTGCTCCGCGAGCTCTTTCGCGGTGGCGTGGTTCTTCCGGTCGAGGATCGACCACCAGAAGTTGCCGAAAACGGCTAGCGTCACGACCACATCGAAGACGAGGCGCATGGTGTTCATGTCGGGATTCATAGGCCCTCAGCGTTTCTTGAACTGCCGGGCGTGGGCCTCGGCGGCAGATTGGCATTCGACGCACAGCTGCACGCCTGGGATGAGCTCGCGCCGTGCGTCCGGGATCTGCCCGCCGCAACCTGCGCACTCGGTGGCGCTATCCACCTCCCAGTTGCGCGCGTAGTGGCCACGCGCCGCCTCGACGGCGGCGGCCGTGTCGAGCTGCTCGCGTTCGCAGGCGCGGTCGATGTCGTCCATGGCTTACTCGCAGCGCTTGCCGATGGGCTGCTTTGTGATCACGCGCAGCAGGGCGTTGCCGACGGCCAGCAGCACCGACAGCGCATGCCAGAAATCCACCGGAAGCAGCGCCTGCAGCGCACCGGACGACGCCTCAAGCGCAGCCAGTACAGCCAGCGCCGCGTTGAAGCGCAGGGTTCGGGACTTCCACCAGGCCTTCTTCATTGCTCGGCCTCGCCTTGCGGAATTTCGAGGCCTTCGCGCACCACCAGAACCTGCGCCGAATACACGGCCACGGTCTGGCTCTTGCCGGGCTCCAGCATGTAGGTGCGGATCACCTGGGGCGTCACGGCGCCGGTCTTCGGGTCGCGGTGATGCACATCGATGTACGCCGGGTCGCCGGCGCTGTTGGTGTTCTTGATTTCGACGAGGATCGTCATGGGTCAGGGCTCCAGGAGGTGCTTGGGGTTGATGGCCATGCCAGCCAGCAGCCACGCCCGCACATCGAAGCCCGGGCAGTCCTTGGCAACCTCCGGCACCTCGCGGTGCCCCAGCACGCCGCGGATGCCCCGCGGGTCGCGCAGGTCTGCCGGCACCATCGGGATGCCGTACTGCGCGCACAACTCGCGCACCTGGCTGGCCAGGGTGGCCCACTGCTGGGCCTTGAAGCGGTCGGTGCCCACCAGGCAAATGCCGATGCTGTTGCTGTTGATGCCCCGGCAATGGGCGCCCACCTCGTTGATGTCACGCCCGGTCGCGGGAACGCCGTTCGTGTAGATCACGCGGTGGTAGCCGATGCTCGAAAGCTTCGGGTTGAAGCGCGCCCGTGCAGCGCCGTTGCGAAGGAAGCCGCGCGCCTTGTGCCAGCCGTCGATGTCCTCGACGGTGGTCCAGCGCCCATTCGGCGTCGCGCTGCAGTGAATGATGAGGGTGTCGATGTGGCGTGGCATGACGCCATCTTCCGCGCGCGCGCGATTCCGCATTACGTGGAAGGGATTCCGCCCGCCCATGAAAAAACCCGCCGAAGCGGGTTTCCTTGTTGGGCGCAGTGGAGTGTGCGGGTGTCAGCGCGTCCTGTTCTCTGGCAAGTCGAACATGCCAACAAGCTGCACACTGTGCGCGACGCCACCCGCGCTGTTTTGGTAGTGCTGCTGGCCGACGACGACACCGCAGAACTTGGCACGGCTGCTTTCGACGAGTGCCCCAGTCGAGCCCACTGCGATGAAGCGGTAAAGCTTGCCTGCCTCGTCGTACATTCCGCCGAAGTACAGCGGCTTGCCCGCAGTACGGTCGACAGCGATCTCGATGATACGACCCGTTGTGCAAATCCGCTTGCCCCGCTCGGATACGGAATCCTTCATCACCATCGCGTATTTCGCGGCCTCGAGCGCCTGCAGCTCGCTCCATTTCATTTCCGAGGCTGCCCACATGGCAAAAATGGCTCCCCCCTTGCTTGCCACGGCGTCCCTTACATCCTCCATCTCGGGGATAGTGACAGCGAGTGCCCCCTTGAGGTCAAGCGGCTTGGGCGGCGTGGCAGGGGGTGGGGGCTCAATGGAAGTTTTCTCCGCAGGGGCCGGCGCAGCAGACGGGACGGGGGTAGTCGTACCCGGTGGGGTATTGTTACCGCATGCCGCGAGGGCAAACGCGCCAGCGAGAACAAATAAGCTTTTCATCATCGATCCTTGATTTGCTTGGCATCAAGTTCGAGAGCCTAAAACAACCCAATCTGATTGTCATCCACATCCGGCCCAAGGATGTTCCGCACCTGGCGTTCGGTCAGCCCGTGCAGCACCGCCAGCCGCGCGTGGGTGTAGCCGTCCCGGCGCTGGGCACGGATCGTCGCATCCCGAGCCGCCTTCACGGCGATCATCGCCTTCGGCACGTCAAACTGATCCTGCCCGCCGAAGCGCTCAAACAGCCGCGCTGCGAGCTCGTGGCCGATCAGCTTCACGATGGGGTGATCCGGGTCGTAGCGCTTGGGCACGTACAGCCGCGTGCCCCCGTAGGCCTTCACCAGCTTGAGCGTTGCCTCAAGCCCGACCAGCGCCGATATCTCCCGCAGGATCGGCGGCAGGTAGCGCTCCTCGATTGACTCTGGCGCATTCATACCCCGTGCCTCCGGCAAAACACCTCCAGGGCCTGCACGATCTTGTGCAGGGCCTCGGGGTCGCAGAACTCCAGCGCCGTGGAGCAGCCGGCCATCTGCTCGGCAATGCCCTCGATGTAGCGCTTGGAGGCCACCGGCGCCGGCGGCGTGAGCAGCTGGCCCACGCGCTCGGCGAGGCGGAAGATCTTGCGGGCCGAGGGCTGGCGATCCGCCACCAGGCGGAACACAAAGCGCCATTCGTCGGCCGCGGCGGCGTTCGGCTGCTTCGCCTGGTCGATCTTCGACTGCACGTGCAACCGCACCTTGTCGAGCTGCGGCACGTTCAGTTCCGTCAGGCTGCGCTTGCCGGGACAGAGGTTGCCGATCATGGCGCGGTAAGTGTCTTCATCGAGCGCCAGCCCCTTGGGGCCGACCATCGTCTTGATCGCCTTGATGCGTGCGCGCCGCGCATCGGGGTTCCAGGCTGGGATCATGGCGTTACTCCTGCTTGTGTTTGGCTGCTGTGGGTAACGCGGCGGTTATCCCCGCTCACCGTGGGCAGCCCTGTGGAAAACGTGTGAGGCGCTCGCGCACCGCCTTGATCCGTCACGGATTTGTAACGGCGCCTCATTTTTGTGCAGTGCTCCAAGAGCCGCGTTGCTCAAGGGCCTTCGCCTGTCTCCACCCAGCCCGGTGTGAATAACTCGGGTTTATCCCCGTCCAACGTGGGCAGGGCTGTGGAAAACGTGTGAGGTGCTCGCGCAGCGCCATGATCCGTAACGGATTTGTAACGCTGCCTCTTTTTTGTGCAGTGCGGCTGCAAGTCGCCTTGACGGATGGCCCCATGGCGAGGCCATCGAGCAAGGCGACTCAGTGCTGCGGGGTGGGATTCGGGCCGCCCTTGACGACGCAGCGCGCGGCCACGAACTCGTCCAGGATGGCCTTCACCCCAAGGGCGTCTTTCTTCGTGTGAGCCACGACGAGACGCGAGAGCCACAGGCCCATCTCCTTCATCACGTTCTCGCCCACCTCGGCGCCACCGGAAAAGCCAAGCTCGTAGAGGTCGGCGAGCGCTTCGACGGCCTCGTCGTCGTTCATCGCCCGCAAGCCGGGCAGCGCATTACGCAGGTGCTGAAGGCCTTCGGCATTGCGGATCGGGGTCACTTTGACTTCGGTGGTCATGCTCAGTCCTTTCGGGGGAGTCGGAGAGATTGCTGGGGGATGGCCTTCGGCCGGGAAGGGCGGCGGGCCGGTTCGACCTCGGCGCCGGGCGGCATGCGGATTTCGCTAGGCTTGACCATCTCCAGCGAAAGGCTGGGTGTGTCGCCGGCGACGTAGGCCTTGCTCATGTAATCGGTGCCGTAGTCGTAGCGGCAGGTGAGGGCCTGCTGCATGAGCTGCATTACCTTCATGCCCGCGTCAGTCGGCATCAGGTACTGACCGCCCCCAACGGTGACGACGCACATGGGTTTAGGGCTTGCGGCCATCACGCCACCTCCGCTTCGACGATGTAGATCTCGGTGTGCTCGGCCCCCTCTTCGTAGCTCACGACACGCGCCAGCCGACGGGGTGGGACAGCCTTTGCAAGCAGCGCCTGCACCGCCTGCCTGCGCCCGGCGGTGCAGGTGGCCTTGACCCCCTTGAGGCCGGCGCTGGCCGACACAGCGCCGGCAACGGCCCGCGCCTCATAGGTGTTGTTGCGGTCGGCCACGGCAATCTGCAGCGGCAGCACGCGGGTGGCGGCTAAGGACGTTTCAGCCTGGACACTCTCGGCGCCGTGCGTGATCGCGTCGGCCAGCGCCTGGGCGGCGGCGCCGGTCGCCCGGATCGTCACGCCGCCGGCGGTGCGCCGGAGGGTGATTCGGGAGGCGGCGGTCATGCTTTCCCCTCCTGCTGCTTGAGTTTTTCGAGGAAACCAGCGGCGATGGCATTGGCCTTGGCGTTGTCCTCATCGCAGCGGCGGGCGCACTCGATGATGCTGGCCGCGATCGCCCGCGCTTCGTCTGCAGCTGCAACGACTGAGAGCTTGCGGAGACCGCTGCTGATGCTGATCCGAATCAGCTGATCGCCCGTCTCGTCCGCCTGGAGCTGGGCAATGGAAATTTGGTCAGCCATCACGCACCCCCCAACGCCAACGGATCAGGACCGGCACCCACACCGCGATTCAGGACCGCCCCGCGGCCGGCCGCGCAGCCGTTCTGCAGGTCGTTCACATGGTGGTCCTGCAATCTGGACGGCTTTCTGTCGTGCGTGGCCAGCGTGCTCAACGACGGGTAGTTGCTGGCGATGTATGCGGTCACTGCCTCGGCCTGGCCAGCGCTTCCAGTCCAGGCAGTGACCGTGCTCATTGCAGTCCGCACCCAGCCGGCGCAGAACAGGTCGGCACGAACAGTCTTGACGCTCGGCTTTCTGACCCGCTTGAGTGCCGTGGTGATGTACGTTTGACGCGCGGTGCGCGCCTGCCGGAGCAGTACCTTGAAGGCGTAGGCCGCAACCTCCGAAGAGGCGCCCGCGCCGATGAACCGCCACTCGGCCGTGCTCCAGGTGCGACGGGAGAACACGACCCGGCAACCGAAGGCTTGGCCGATCCGGCTCGCCAGCGTCGCTTCCCATTCCGCAGGCTTGGTGAGGGCGCCCGCCTTGGCGCCGATCTCACTGGCCTGGGATGCGAGCACGTCCTCGTCGGTGAGGCCGTGCTGCTCCATGAGCTTCTGCGCCTGGCGCAGCGCAGCGGCGGCTTCGTGCTCGTTGGCGCTGGCGGCAAGCGCCAGGCACTTCTTGATCTTGTCGAGGATCTTGCTGTTGTCGGCGGACATCACGCAGCCTCCGCTTTCGCCTTGGCCTTGCCCTTCTTGGCCTTGGGCTTGTCGTCCTCGCCGCGGCGCTGCTGGGCGCTGGCGATGATGGTCTTCACCAGCGCATCGACTTCCGAGAGGCCGATGGTGATGAACGGGTTATCGACGCCGGGGATGCGGCGAACGCCCAGGGTGGAGAGCTTGGCCTGCGGCAGCTGGGCGAGGGCATCGACCACGATGGCCTCGGTGGTGCGGATGCACACGTCGGCATGCTCGGCGGCCAGGGCGCGGATGCGCTTGATCACCACGTCGTCGGCGTCCCAGTCGAGCGAGTCCTCGGCCTTGCGGTAGCCCACCTTGACGCCATTCACGATGAGGCTGCGGGGCGTCTTGGCGAACAGGTGCGGGGCCGAGTCGAGCAGATCGGCGAGCGCGCGGTGGGCGGCGGCCTGATCCTCGGCAGTGGCGTCGAGCATCGGCCGGTAACGGGCGTAGATCGGCGCGAAGGCGGCTTTCAGTTCCTCGTCCAGCTTGGCGGCGACCGCTGCAGAGGCGGCGGCCGTGTTGCCGAGGTGGTCGGCGGCCGTGCGGATGGTGTCGAGGGTGATCGGGTCAGACATGGTTACTCCTGGGTGAAGTGGGCGTGCAGCCCGAGCAGCGCGGCGAGGATCTCGACGGCGCCAATGGGTTTGAGGATGGGATGGCCGGTCGCGTACAGCGACGCGCCGGAGAGCAGCAGCAGGAACAGGGCGACGTAGACGCGGATCACGCTGCGTCTCCCTTCACGAGCCGACGCGGGTAGTGGGGCACATCGCGGAACCAGACCAGGCGGGCGCCGTGGTAGTCGGCCTGCCACTCTTCGCCGCCATCCGGCGTGGGGCCGGTGCAGCAGGCACCGGGCAGATCGGCGAGATGGGGCACGCCAACCACCAGGATGCGCGGCGGTGCCGACTTGGTAATTTCCAGATGGATGAAGTGGAGGCCATCGTTGAGCAGGGCCTCGTAGGCGTCGAGGGCCGTATTGATGGCGCGGTGGGTTTGGGTGCTAGGCATGGCGCGCCACCTCCGCACGGCCCTTGTCGGTGATGCTGTAGTGGCGCTGGCCGCGGGCACCGCGATGCACAACCTTGATCTGCTCGCCGTCTAGGAGCTTGGTGATCAGCTTGTTGATCGTGTGGTCGGTCCGCTGCATGGCGGCCGCAATCTGCACGCTCGTGGCTTGATCGACGGTCGAAAGGTGCTTCAACACCAGCAGCCGATTCTCTCCGCGCTCGCGCACGTCGGCACGGCGCGGGGCCGCCAGTGCGGCGCCGCCGACGCGGGTGTGAGCGCGACGGAAACTCGCGGCGGAGTCGAGATCCGGAAACCGGAAAATCTGCCGGTCTGCGGTGCAGATCGTGACGCTGACGAGGGCGCTCATGCTGCGGCCTCCTCGGTCAGGGCGTCGTGCATCTGCGGGCCGGTGGGGTAATAGGCCCAGAACTCCACGGGGTGGCTGAAGCGCATTCCGTCCGCTTCAAACCAGCCCGTGACTTCATGAACGCCCCGAGTCACGGTGCCGTTCACGACAACCATCACGACCACGTCACCATCAGGCAGATCTGCGGTCGGCCGCACCCAGCGCACAAGCTCCATGTGCATGGCGCGGTGCGGCGGCACCACGGCCAGGCCGGCGGAGAACGCGTCAAGGGTGGCGGCGCAGTCCTCGAAGGAGCGGATGTCCGCCTCCAGGCCGGCGCCGTGCTTCTTGTAGAACTTGGCGTTCTTGAAGCACCAGTCGATCAGCCGGCGGGCCTCGGTGCGCAGGTCTTCGACGCGGCGGTCGAACAGGTCAGTGCGGCTCATGCTTGCGCCCTCCCGTCCTGATCCACCAGCTCCGCATTACCGGCCGGCGCGGCGCCCGGGGCGTCGCAGTCGATGCTGATCATCGCGGGCGGCACAGCGTGGGCCGTGGGGCCGAGCAGGCCGAGAATCACGGCCGTGGCGAAGCCGACCACGAAGGCGGCTGCCAACTGCCAGGCGGGCAGCGCGCGCGGGGCCGGTTCCGGGGTAAAGCACATGTCCGCATCCACGGCAGCGCGATAGCCCTTCAGGTGCACGCGGACGCCGCCCGCCACCACAAACGCCACCGACGTGGTAATCGCCGTTACCGGCTGATCACCCACGACGGGCACAAACATCACGCGCGACCCGACCGGGTAACGCTGGTTGAACACCGCGGCGCGGCGAGCGGCCAACGCCTGGGCGACTGCAATCGATTGCGACATGATCAGGACTCCTTTTCAGGCTTGTGCGGGCAGGTCTGGCAGAGCTTCCAGATCCGCATGGCGAGGGGGTTTTGCGTGGGGGCAGGGCCGCAGCCGATGCGCTTGCATTCGCTGCGCGGCTGCTCCAGGCCGGTGGCGGGGCACTGGGCCACCACGTGCAGGCGGTCGATCACGCGGGCGCGGAAGGCGGGGCTGGCCTGCACATGGCCCTTGGCGACCCGGCACACCAGGGTGTGGTTGTTGTAGCCGAGGCGGGCGGCGAGCCTGACGGGGCCGCTCTTGGAGAGCGCCGCGTCGAAGATGGCGCGCCAGTCTGGGCCGGGGGCTTGCGCCCCCTCCACGGTTGCGTTGCGGTTAATTTCCATAGAGGCAGGTCTCCTCGGTAACGGGCTGCACCCAGATCAGGGTCGAGAGGTTCGGGTCGTAGAGGCTGTCGATGCGGGCAAACATGGGCGGCTTGGGGCCGGTGTTGCTCACGAGGCGCCAGCGCTGGGATGCACCCCGCCGAGAAAGGGGAGCGATGTACTTGGCGCCCGCGAGCTGGCCGAGGTAGGTCTGGGCTTCCAGCTCGCTCACGGTCAGCGTGGGGGTGGAGGCATACGCCGCGAGCTGCAGTGCGGTGATGTCGGCGCCTGCGGGGCTCCGCAAGATTCGCCACATCTGCTCTTCGGCCATGCCCTTGACCAGCGGCGAGCCGTCACGCTTGACGCGCGGCGCCTCGGCCCCGTTGTCACGCACCACCTTGTAGGCCGCGGGAATGCCGCGCTTGGGGGCACGCACCTTGGCGATGTAACCGGCGGCGATCAGTCCGCTGATGTAGTCACGCAGATCCAGCGTTTCAACGTCGATGATCGCGGCGAGCTCGGGCATCGAAATCGCCTCGCCATGCAGGGTGCGAAGGCGCAGCTCCTCCCAGGCCCGCTGGCGCATGCCTTTATCGCCCTGCATTCCAAGGTGGATGGGCTTAGTCGACATGGCCGGCTTCCACCTCTTCCAGCTTCGCGCAGAACTTCGGGGTCCATTCGATCAGCGCATCGACAGCCTTTCGCTGGTCGTCTTGCAAAGCGGCAACGGTTGGAACCTCCCAGTAGCCGTGCTGCTGGTTGGTCTGCGCCATGTACTTCACCGCCTGATAGAGGTCGGCATACGCTCCACGCGCGATCTCGATGGCCCCATGCGGAACTTCGGCGCGGATTTGAATGCGGCCGGATGCCCAGACAAACAGGACGTGTTCCATCTCAGACCCCCCGCACCGGCGCTTCGCCGGTGTAGATGGGGCGATCTGCCCATTCGCGCATGCCGGCGCGCGCCCAGCCCTCCAGCGCGGCGGCGTCGGCCACGTTGGCGAGGTTCACGCACACCCGGCGCACGCTGCCGCCGCTGTTCTTCACCAGGTGGTCGAGCAGATCCTCGCCAACGTGCACGTCGGGGGCGTAGATCGGGGCGAGCATGGCGGCGTCGGCCAGGCTCACCGGCTGGGCGGGAATCCACGACAGCACGCGGCTGTGGAAGCGCTCCCAGCGCTTGAGCTTCTGCGGCAGGAGTTCCTCACCGAGCAGCAGGATCGTGGCCTGGCTGGCCTCATAGATGTCGCGGACCAGCTCCACCATCGTGTCGCTGCGCGTCGCGTAGTCGAACTCGTCGAGGATCAACATCCGCCCGCTGGCAGCCAGCTGGGACGCGATCTGGTCGAGCAGGTCGGCGATGGTGCCCGCCGGCTTGATGCTCATCTCCACCAGGATCTTCTCGAGGAGGGATTTCCGGCTCCACGCAGAGCGCAGCTGCACGAAGTAACTGCGGTTCTCACCGGCCACGGCGCCGGCCGCGGTCGTCTTGCCGTAGCCCGCCGGGCCGTACATCACGGCAAGGCCAGGGAGCCCGGAAGTGCGGTTGGTGAGACGTTCTGTTGCAGTCCGCACCAATTCAAGGTTGAAAATTTGCGCTGTTTGGCTCATGATGAAAACTCAATTTAGGTAGTTCGCAGGTCAGGCCGCCCGTGTTCCCGCACGGGCGGCCAGTTTTTTGACGTGCGCCTTGTACTGCGCGCTCGTCTGGTATGTCCGGTGCCAGCGGGCGTCGGCTTCGGTTACTGCCTCCATGGATTTGATGAGTTTGTCGATTTCGAGCCACTCGGCGTAGTTCTCCGCTGCGGTCCGGCTGGATCGCGGCGTGGTGTCCGGTTGTGGCGGGGTGGTTGTGTTGCTGGGTGCGGGTGCAGCCTGGGCAGGCAGCACCTCGGCGCGTTCGATGGCTTCGCGGCGGGCGGCGAGAGCGGCAGCGGGATCGACGATCCGGCCGCCGATCACCAGGGGTGCGGATTCGAGGGCGGGTAGGGCGGCGGCGCCGCGCAGCTCGGCGAGGATCTCGTCGCGCTTGGCTTCCACCCTGGCCAGGCGGCCCTTGGTGCGCGTCTGGCGGGCTTGCTCCACCACCGGCACCGGGAAGTAGTGCCGCTTGTTGCCATCCACGTCGGCGGTGCAGATCAGGCGACCATCAGGCCAATAGGCCCACACCTTCCCAGCGTTGTGGATGTCGTAGGCGACGTGGATCTGCTCGCCGTGGAATTCGGTCAGTTCGCGGGCGAAGTAACGGTTGTTGAACAGCACCAGCTCGCCCCGAGCCACGGTGCGCTCGATGCGTGGGCGGAAGAGGGTGTCGAGCAGCTCGGCCGCGAGCAGGTGCGGCGTCCACCCACGGGCTTCAAAGGCCTTCCATGCCAGATTGGGCGATGTGTTGCCGAGGCTGCGGTGGGCACGGTCGTTGTACCAATCCACGCGCTCCTGCACCCAGGACACGAACAGCTCCCACGGCATCAAGGGCATGGCGCCGCCGCCCTTGATCGCCTTGCGGGACAGCTTGAACTGCGCCAGGCGGGCCTCGCGGTCCATGGCCGCGCCGATGTAGCCCGGCAAGTCCTTGGCGCCCGACACCCACAGGGTTTGGTGCAGGCGCTCGATCACCCCGCGGGCCTGGGAGTTGTAGGGCAGGGAGTGCGTCATCGTGCTGCCGATGCGCCCGACAAGGCCGATTGCCTCGTCGCTCATCGCCGCATTGCGGTAGCCCGAGCCGTTATCCACGTAGATGAGCGCCGGCACACCGTGGCGCTCCACACCCCAGCGCAGGGCATCCGCCACGGCCACGCCGGATTCCGCCAGGTCGCAGCTCCAGCCCACCGCGCGGCGGGTGGCGATATCCACAAAAACGGTGATCTCTGGCCGGAAGGGCCGGCCGTGCAGCGGGTGCTGCACCTCGGCGTCGAAGGTGTGGCCGTCGGCGCTCCACACGTCGTTGGGCTCCAGGTGCGAGAAATCGCGGCGCACGAAGGGCTGGATGTTCTTGAGTTCGCGCGGCCCCATTCGGCCCGCTTCCTTCGTCACGTTCCCCACCTTGTCGAGCCAGCGGCGCACCTGGTGGATCGACGGGCGCTCTGCGCCCCATACGTTGCACGCCTTTGAGTAGGCCCAGGCGATGCTCGGCTTCTCAGGCTTCCGGTATTCGGCCAGGAAGGCGGCGGCCCATGCGGGCACGCTCATGTCGGCGCGGGCCACGCGCGGCGCGAGATCGCGGGCCGAGAGCCAGCGCTTGAGGGTGCGGGACGACGGGTAGCCGTCACCGGACCGGCCCCGGCTGTCACGGGCCAGCCGCAGCAGGCGGTCGGTCACGTCGTCGAGCCGGCCAGCTCGCGCGCTGGTGAGCAGCGTCGTGATCGCCGCTTCCTGGGTGCAATTCGTGGTGCTCTGCAGGTGGCGCAACGCCGCGAGCACACCAGCCCGGGCATCACGCTCCAGGCGCTGGGCGTCGGTAAGGTCAGCCTCCGAAAAAGGCACCGCCGGGGCTGCGGGCTGCTTCATGGGGAGAGCAGCCCCGGCGGGCGTCAAAGCAGTGGCATGAGCTGCCACTGTGGAGGTGATCTCTGACACTGCGTTATCGATCGCCTGCGACTGGATCGCGGCGCGGAGCGGGGCGGGGAGATCGGCCACGACGTACTCGCGGCGGGTGCCGGTGCGGCCACGGCTCGGCACCTCGACGAAGGGCCACGACTCGCGGGCGGCGCGGGCGTTGATGTTCTGGACGCTGGATGGCAGGCCCGGAAGGGCCATCGCGAGCAGCTCGGCAGCGGAGAGATGGGCCTTCATCACAGGCCCCCGCACGCCGTTACTTCGGCCGTGACTTTGCCGTTACTACGCCGTACACTTTTGGTTGTAACGCGCTCCATGTAACGGCGTCCGTTGTCGGTGCCCTTGTAGAGCCCACGCTTCGGCGCGCCATCGTTCTCGTAGCGGCTCGGCCAGATTTCCTGGGGGGTTTTGCCCAGGATTTCCGCGAGTTCGCGCTCCGCTTTGGGGTTCGGACGATGCAGCGTTTCACGGTAGTAACCGCCACTCTTTCCACGGGCCAGAGACAGCCCGCGAAGCGAATAGCCAGCTTTCTCCAAAGCGGCCTTGATGTCGGCCTTATGCCAGTCCTGGCGGGCCGATCTGGACGCCTTGGAAGGCTGTTTTTTAACGGTTGGTAACGTGTTCAT